CATTCGAGAAGCTTCCAGAAATGAGCGTGGGGGAACCACCAGAAGGGAAACAGAAATGAGCGACGAAAAGCAGATTCACATCGAGGGCGTAGGAGACGTCCCGATGGATGCGGTTCTTGCGGGCCTCGTACTCGCGGGCGTCGATCTACGGGAACTGGCCAGCGCGCCCGTAGTCGATGCCACCGCCGACGCGTGCGACGGAACGCCGGAGTGTCGTGAGCATCCCGGAGCGCGCGCACCGCATTACGTCGAGGTGGTTGATGGCGTCCGTTGGGTGCTGCCGGTGGGGGAACCAGAAACGGACCAAACATGAGCGGCACGATCATCCACACGATCCGTTGCAAGGAGTGTCCTGAGTGCCGTCAGGTGACGCTCCAGAAGGGCGACGTGTTCCCGCAGGGCATCGTTGACGCGATGAAAGATCACGTTGCACGAGAGCACTCGGTGGGGGAAGAACCAAAGGACGGCAACCAGAAATGAAGCTGGACGCGAATCCGCACGCTCAGAAGCATGACCCCGGCAACGGTCGTCAGTGCCAGTGCCCCGATTGCAAGGCCGTTCGGGTGCGTCGGATGAGTGAGTTCGACCACGGGACGAAGCAGGGCTACAAGATCGGCTGCCGTTGCGAGAAGTGCGTAGCTGCGCGGAAGCGTTACGACGAAGGACGGAAGCGGTGAGGTTCAAAGACGACGATCTGGTGGAGGTTTTCCGTCACGCTCTGATGGAAGCACACCATCACGACTGGTCGATGGAGACGATCTCGGAAGCCGCTCACATCTGTGCCGCGGCCGTTTTGGGGGAGCAGGGAGCTACAGAATGAGCGCGAAATCTGGGTCTGAGTCTTTCTCACCCCGCGTCATGGGCCGAGACAGTTAAGTATGGGAACCGGCGAATACACACTTGAGCGAGTCGTTGAAGATCACGTCCTGCGCCTGGTTGAGTTGCCCGGCGGTCATCGGTATGAGTTCGAGGTCGATGTTCTGGAATGTGGACACGTCGTGAGTGCCTCGAAGGACATCTTCGGTGACACATACCCGACGCGTCGCCGTTGCTACGGATGCACTGGTTGGGAGCGCCCGTGGCGGATTGTGGAGGTTGCGTGATGTCTGAGTCTTTCTCACCCCACGACGCAACCGAAAAAGCGAAGGCATCGAACGAGCCGCACCGTTACTCACCGCCTCGGCAGTATCCACGCTGGATGATGTTCGCGGGCGCGCGTCCGTATCGGATTGTGATGAAGCTCCTGCACGCTCACGGCTGGTGTTATCCGGAGAAGTCGTTGATCGCGCCGGGTGCTGTGTGGTGTCACTGGTGCGGGATGCGAGGAAAACGATGAGTGAGTCCTTCTCACCCCAACGCACGGGAGGCACCTGACGTGACCGCCGAGGAGAGGATTCGCGAGTTGCTCGCGGAGATGCATGACTGGCTCGATGGGAGTCGTTCGTGGGTGAACCTCGGCTCGAATGAGCCGTACACGCCCGACGTGATCGCCGCGATGGACGCTGCCGAAGTCGACAAGCGAGCGTCCGCCATACGCGGCTACGCCGCCCTCGTCGGCCTCGGGCTCGGCTTCGACGCGGAGGCTGTGTTGCTGCCGCCTGGTGCTGTTGACGGCCCGATGCACTGCAAGAACTGCGGCAAGACGATGGCCGAACATGACGTTTTCGCTCAGTGTTTCGCGCTCGGAGACCTGAGTGCCATCGCGGTTGGGGTGGGGGAAGAACCAAAGGAGACACAGTGAACGCGAAATCTGGGTCTGAGTCTTTCTCACCCCAACCCGCGGTTCCTCTGGAATATCAATGCGGCTGGACGACTGCGGGCTATACGCGCTGCACTCACGACACGCGGATACCTGGCGCGGGCAGTCACTCACACAACGTGAAGAAACTCCCGGCTGATTCTGCTCCCAACCCCGTGGAGTTCGACTACTCGTTTGTGGTCTGGCCGCATGAGCGGGGATGGGAGCCGTCGATGTTCGAGTTATTCGGTCTGCTCAATGCCCGCGTGTGGATGACATTCACCGAGGATAAGTGGGGTGTGTTCCGATCGTCGTTGGAGCGCCAGGGGATCACCATCCGCGAGGCTGAACGTCAGCCGCACCACGAACCGGAGATCGTGCGACTATGAGCGAGTCCATCTCACCCCAACCCACACCCGCGGCGATCTGGAAATATCCGCTTCCGCTGCAAGATGTGGTCGAACTCATGCTCCCGCGTGGTGCTCGCGTGTTGACGATGCAGAAGCAGAACGGCCAGTTGACAATGTGGGCGCTCGTTGATCCGCTCGCGCCTCTTTATTTGCGTTCCTTCGCGATCGTCGGGACCGGCAACCCGGCACCGAACCCAGAGCAAGGGACGTATCTCGCTACGGCACAGTCAGGTCCGTTCGTGTGGCATCTGTTTGAGGAGATCGCGCGTGGCTGATTCTGTTCCCCAAGACGCACGAACGCAGATCCTCGCAGCGTTTGCTCGACGTGTTCTCGCCAGGTGGGATGCTGTTCATGGGGGAGAATCGTGATCTCGACCGGAAGCTTCTGGGCGAAGGTAGACGATTCGGGCGGTTCCGAGGCTTGCTGGCCCTGGCTGGGGTTCGTCACGCCGTACGGCTACGGGCTTTATGCACACAAGAGAGCGCATCGCCGTGCCTACACCTTCGCGGTCGGCCCTATCCCCGAAGGTCTTGAAATCGACCATATTTGCCACAACGCAGATCCGACGTGCGTGGGCGGCTTCGGTTGTTTTCATCGACGGTGCTGCAATCCGAAGCATCTGGAGGTAGTGACGCACGTCGAGAACATGAGACGGCGGCGCGGTCGGCTTTCGCGCCACGTCCCATCACGTCAAGCGAGAGAGGTCTGTTGTCACGGGCACGCTCTGACCGGCGACAACGTGTACGTAACTCCTGAAGGTCGCATTCGGTGCAGGGCTTGCGCCGTGGACGAGCGCCGTAGATACGCGGCTCATCGCAAAGCTAAGGAGCCGCAGAAATGAACTGGAACGATTTGTTTCACCGTCCTGGCGCGCGACTGCTCATCGGTGGCACCGAGATCGTTACGGTTGTCCCTCACCGAACGGCACACTCACTCAGCTTCGGAAGCAGTTCTGTGTTCGTGGTCCGTGGGTCTGGTCCGTTCCGTCCTTGGAAGCGTGCTCGGTGAGCGATTCGGGTTCTCTGAGCCGACTAAGCGACGCGGTGATCGAAGAAATCGAAATAGAAGCAGCGTTCATGCCGTGGCGTGGCACTGAGGCCAAGAACACCCTCGCACTGATCGCGGAACTTCGCGCTGAGCGGGCTGGGTGTGCTGCACTCCGCGCCGAGAACAAAGAAATTTACGACGTAGGTCACCGTGAGGGCGAAAGCTGCAACGACGCTGACTGGCAGATCGCACTCGATGACGTATTCGACGGCGAGGTAGTGACTCCCGCGAGCGTTGTTGCGTCTGTAGTTCGGGAACGCGAGCGGTGTGCTGCACTCCGAACCGCACTCACAGACCTGCTCGAAGCAACGCGGGCGATCGACTTCGCGAAGCCAGGCCAGCTTTCACGCGAGGAGGGCTGGGCATTGATTCATGCGGGGGACGCGGCGAGGGCTGCTCTAGAGGAGACCCAGACCGCTCGCGATAGTTAGCAGCCGTCTCGGAACTGAGCCTGCCACCGTGGATCCTGGTCCATGTACCCCATCGGCCAGCATTCTCCGCGTTGCATCGTGATGATGATCTGTTCAGAGCTCGCCGGCCGTCCATCGTCGCGTGGGTTGGGTGTCACGAAATGGTCAAGTGAGACGCGCCACAAATGGGTGGGGTCGCACCAGCCGAGTAACGGCAGGCTGATGACGACGCGTTCGCGTGCGATCCTGAACGCGTCCTTCAGGAGTGCTCCGGGGTCTTCCAGGTGTTCTAACACCTCACCGAGTAGCACTGTGTCCCATGAGCCGTCCTTGAAGCCACCTAGAGACGTTTCGCACCATGCGTCGATGCCCAGCACCGTGATGCGTTCCACACGCGTCTGAGAGGCTTCTACGCACCCTACGTCGTGACCTCGCGAAATGAGTTGTTGGGCGATCCAGCCGTCGCCGGCCCCAACATCGAGCACGGATCCGACACAACGATCCAGGAGCTTCTGCACTCTGGCCCATTGTGTGGGCTCAGCCCGGTAGCTGTCCTCAGTGATTGGATGCGTGATCGCGTACTCGTCCCACACGCGAAGAAGCCTCCCACAACGGGAGGCCCCAACGCGATCTCACTGACAGTGAACTATCGGGCGATGTCCCGCCAGAACCCGCGAACCCACGATGCGAGCTCACGCCGGCATGCGACAACGATCACAAGACCGATGACGAGGGCGGTGGCGTCCATCAGTAGTCCATGTCTGCGAGCTCGAACACTTGTGCCCATGTCAGATCAGAGAACAACGCAGCAGACTCCCATACCGTCAGCCGGTCGATCAGAACACTGACCGCGACTTCGTGGGTTGGGGGAGTCTCAGGCTGGTAGGCGTTCACGACACACGCTCAATCGAGATGATGCGGACGTGCTCGCGGCCGGCGTTGTAACGCTTCTCGCGGGCGAGTTCCACGGCACCCTCGCGGGTTTGGGTGTTCACAATCGTCTTGAACGCCTCCATGATGCCGATAGCGCCCTCTGCGCGGTCCTCACCTTGGACTAGCCAGGCAATGCCTTCCATTGTCTCCATCCTCTCACTTGTAGCGGTCAGATAACCACTAGCCTCCAGCCCCCGAAGAGGCTGGAGCCACTAGCTACCGACTACAGGCCGTCGATCAGATCGTCTAACCACGCGATCTCGACAGCCCGGAAGTCATCCAACGTGCAACCGATCGAATGAGCACCGATCCGCCGCAACGTCTCGCGCACCTCACCACTCTTCGTCGGCACCGGACGGTAATCGCCCCACACACTCTCGATGCGAGCTCTGATCTTCGTCTCATCCTCCGACGAGAACCTGTATTCCGACCTCGTTTCCATCCTCTTCCCTTTCTTCGGTCCGAACGGATGCGGCTCGATTCGGCGTCTCCAGTACGGATAACCCCGAACCTCAGGCAACCGGCCCATTCAGTGCCCCCAACCTGAGGCAGTCTGAAACGCCGGCTTCAAGTCCCACAGGTAAGCATTCGAGTATGAGGTCATGTTCACGACCCACTCGACACCATTCCCGTGATCGTATGAACGCAACGACCTTTTGAGCTCACGTCCCCCGTGCCGGCCGCAGTCGTAGAACGTCCCAGCCAACGGAGCGACATACTCCGACGTGGTCGCCTCCCCGACAAGAGCGGTGCAGACCTGACGCAACCACACTGTCTTACCCGAGCTCGACACCCGAACAACCTCATAGAAATCCACGTTCGTCTGGTCATAACCCCAAGACTCGCGGAAGAAATCACCAACCTGCACCATCTGATCTCCAGTCATAGAACGTACCTAACTAGGACCAACCTAAACAGTCAGTGCTCGGAAAACAACGAAAAGCTGCCAACTGTGCCGCATGTCACATCTGAGAACGACGATCGAACGTCCGAACCCGATGACAGTTCGCACACACCACATCACACTTGCCAAGCTCCAACAACACCGACGACCACGACCGATTCGCAGCCTTCCCGATATCGAAAAGCTTCACACACCCCGGCCGATGGTCGAAATCCAGCGCAGCAGCATGCTCACGGTAACCACAATCAACACAACCCCACTCGACCTTCAACGCTCGAACACGCTCATTGAAAGCCAGCCGGCGCTCACGCTCATACCGCGCATGCTTCGATTCCATCCACGTATGTTACCCGCGTACACACTCCGACAGTGTGACCATCACACACATACTCACCACAAGTCACACTTCGCAACCCAACAACCTGATCAACATGACATAACGCAACTACGTCTTGAAGGAGGGTCAGAAGCATGAAGAAGTGGGCAGTGTCGAGCTCGATCAACCTCATTACCAGTGAAAGCCGGCGTTCTCGTTCAATCCAGCACACAAGCCCAAACGTTTGACCCGCCCATGTGCCGCAACCCCGCCGGCAAGGTGGGTGGGTGTGTCTTGCCGTGTGTGTCGTTCAAACTTGTGTGTAGAGGGCAACTAGACCGCTCTGTCACCCTGTGTGCTGGGCTGACTTCTGACTCTCCGTTAGGAGCATCGTTAGAAGTGGAGCACGGGGTAGTAGGTCGAGAGACCCGCCCCATCACCCTTGGCAAGCGCGTGGGGGCGCTGAGAGTTTTTTAGAACGATGATCGCTTGCCGAACCCAGTTGCACGCTTCCGGCGCTTGGCCTCCGTAGGGGATGCCTGGGTTTACCGTCTCAAGCTGCTTGACAGGTCGCAACCAGTCGGTCAAGATGACTGTGCGCCTACAACGCCATCATGCGCCATAGCCGTGATGAAAGTCAAGCGGCCCCTTGTACTCCAGTCCGAGGGGCCGCTTGCTTTGACTGGAGGATGGATGACGGTACGCGATGTCGAAGTGATGGAAGTGTGGCTCAACTCCGATTCGTACGCCGATGCAGCCCGGAAGATCGGGGTCACTTCACGTCAACGGGTCGAGCAGTGCGTTCGAGCCACAGGCCCGCGCTGGTTGGTATCTCTACATCTGCAACGGTGCCGGGCGCGACGCCATCTGAAGGCCCATGAAGCGGACCGGTCGATCCCTCCCACGATGCGTGACTGCCGAGTGTGCGGGCACGCCTTCCTCACCCCCCCGAACGACTTTCGGATCACTTGCTCCGCTGACCATGCCGAAGCATGGGTGCGGCTCCGGAACCATATCGGTATCCACCGAACACAGCAGCGGGAACTGACTGTCAGATACTGGTTGCGGGAGTCGAATGACCCGGTACGGATCCGGCACGCTGAGAAGTACCTAGCGGGTGAGGCCGGGTACCGCGGCCGCTGGCTTCTCGAAGGGTCGGAAGCGTGGAAGTGGGCACTTGAAGCCCGACGACAGGGTTGGCCGATCCTCAAAGAGTTGCCGATGCCGATCCGTCGTCAGGTAGCGAAGGCATCATTGATCCCCGATTACCCTCTCTGGTAATGGCAGGACCGTCTGCGTCGAAGAAGAGCTTCAGGGACGGGAAGCAACGCCGAGACATTTTCCTCGCGGCGATGCGGGCCGGCGCAACCCTCGCTGAGGCGCAAGCGAAAGCCGGTTGGGTGTCCCGGCAGTCGTATTACCGGTCGCGGAAGGAATATCCGCTCTTCGCTCAAGCTGTCGACCTCGCCAAAGCGTCCGGGAGTCTGTTGCGGCAGGAGGCGAACGGTGAGCTCCTCGGCGAAGAGAACTCGCTACGAGGCTCCGCCAGTGATTCGTTTCGGGTGTTCGTCCGGAAGTACTTCCCTGACCGTGCCCCCCACAAGTCGCATCAGATGCAGATCGTGGAGGAACTCTCCAACCTCCGTCCCCGGGAGGTGTGCCTGTTCCTCCTATGGCCGGAGGCGGGGAAGACTTCCACGATCGAGGATTACATCTGCAAGAAACTCGCTAGCCAGGACGCGAACCACCGGTTCAGGATCGTCAGTGAAGGTAACGACCTCAGTAAGCGGATTGTCGGCACTTGTGTCCGCAGGTTCACGGACGAGTCGAACTATCCGGAGTTCATCGGCAGGTACGGCCCCTTCTACGAAAAAGGCCAAGAACGGAGAGGACGACCGTGGACGACGGAACAGATCACGATCTTGCAGAACAACGGCGGCGAACGGGACCGATCAGTGGTCGCGTCTGGATGGACGAGCGCGGTCTACGGGAGCCGTATCGACACCCTGATCTTGGACGACATCCAGAGTCAGAGGAACTACGGACAGTCCGAAGAGATCTTTTCGCGGATCAGAGGGACCTTCTTCAACCGTGGTTTGGAGATGCGGACACTTATCGTCGGGACCCGGATCGGGCCTGGGGATTTCTACGAGCGGCTGTTAGAGGCGGGTTTGGTTACGAGAGTGGTCGTTTTGCCGGCGATGGATACGAAGACGGGGGAACCGACCGTCCCTGAGTTCTGGGACCGGCCCATCTTCCACTCCGGACCAGGAGAGAAACCAGGACCGTGCTGCTCCGGGTTCCGGTCCTGTCCCCAAGACGGTGCGAAACTCTCCCCGAGAGAGTTCATGGAGTTGATCCGACATCAGTCCGGGGAGGATGTGTGGTGGTCGGCGTACATGCAACAACCCGCCGCGAATCAGATGACCACCTTCGGAGCGTTGCTCGACCGGTGTCTCGATCACAAGAGAAGTGTCGGTCAGCTACCCGTGAGTGCGTAAGGTAGGACCATGCGCTGGCACGACGAAGACCAAGACGACGATCGTGTGTGGCGAAAACTCCAAGAGATCGACAGACGAACAGAGGAAATTATGGCAACACTCGCAGACCTGACCAACGCCGACGCCGCCCTCAACGACGAGATCAACCAGATCATCACCCTCGTCCAGACCGACACCGCGCTCATCACCCAACTCCAGGGTGCGATCGGTTCCGGGAACCTGACCCCCCAACAGCAGGCCGATGTCGACAACCTGTTCGCCCAACTGAACACGTCACACGACGCGATCGCCGCCGCGCTCAAGACCGGCCCGATCGGTGGCCCCACCGGCCCGACAGGTCCGACCGGCCCTGCGGGTGCTACAGGCCCAGCCGGTGCTTCCGGACCGACCGGTCCCCTCCCCGTGTTCGTCGTGAAAGTCGACGGCGAGGCATACACCGACTACCAGGCCCGTGTTGCCGCGTGGAACGCGGACACGGCGAACGTGAACGCTCAGGTTGTGGAACTGTCGGAGGCGGACTGGACAGCCCGCCCGGTCGGCTAATGCCCCGGCCCCGGTCGTTGCTTGCGGATATCGCGGTCGAGCTCCGTGCTATCCGCGAGCTGTTAGAAGCGGCAGATGAGCGTGCAGTGAAAGCGAAGCCTGTGAAAGCGGTAAAGAAGGCGACGTGACGAAACCGAAGAAGCTTCCCACGAAAGGGAAAGCGAACCGGCAACCGATGATGACCTCTGCGACGAACGCACGGTTGAAGCAGCAGTCGTCGGCTCCTGCATATTTGCGGAAGAAGTCGCGTGGCCGTTGACCGGCAAGGGTTCACTCCGGAAGCCCGTCGGGCGTATCCGATCGGGCCGAAAGAGCGGGCTGCGTTGGAACGTCTGGCAGACTTACCGACGGAACGTGTCCAGAAACGTGAGATCGCCAAGAAGGGGAAGGTCAAGAATGACAAAAGGCAACGGAGTGGAAGTCCCGACCCCGTTCATGCCGTCAACCGCGACGGGGGGAAACCCGGCGACATACGGTCTGGACGAGGGAACACCGGGCGATTTGAGTCTCGGAACGGTCGGTAGCGACGCCGGCTCCCCCGCAGGATCCACCACACTTTCCGAAGGCGGATATGGGTGTGGTCCCGGTCAGGCGAACGACTCGATGCGCAACATGGCCGGGCCTGGTTCGATCGAGACGACGTTCTCGAACACGAACGCCGACGCCTCCGGCAACCAGAGCATGCAAGACATGAGTGGCCCGTCGCTCGGTGCGCAGACCCAGACGATGAACACCGACAGTGCAGGACGCTGGTCGCAGACCAGGGGCGGTAACGATGACCGCAACTGGAACGACATGGCGAGTATGGAATAGTCCGTGATCGAGGTTGGGGTCGACCCGGCGTTGGGCGGCGGTTGCGCGCTTGTCTGCGCGCACCTCGGCTCCAAACTTTCGATCATCGACTGCATCACAAAAACGGGGTTGAATCGGACCGAAGAGATCCTCGAACTCGTAGAGGACTTCGCGGTCCGGTATCGGCCGTCGACGGTGATCATCGAGATCGACAGTCAGCAGAAGGGTCTCGGGAACGACGACCGGCTCCGCGCGATGGGCCACCGGTACGGGTTTTCGATCCGTCCGCATATCACTCGGATGCAGAAGTTGGATGAGGTGTTCGGTGTCGCGTCGATGGATCAGTCGTTCCGGAAACAGGAAATCAGCATCCCGTGGAAAGATCAGGCTGACAAGGACCGCATGATGGACCTTGTAACCCAGCTACGGAACTGGCGTCCCGACATCAAGACGAAGTTGCTCACTCAAGATTTGGTGATGGCTCTCTGGTTTGTGTGGCGTCACTGGCGACAGATGACCCGTGAACATCACGTCGAGCCTGCGCCGGCTTGGCGTCCGACCTGGGTGTTGAACGAGGCGGCGCTACGAGTATGAGTTATACTCTGGACGATGCACTTGTGCTCTATCGTCGGCTGCAAAAGACCGGTCCTAGCCCGGACGTGGTGCGGTACGCATTACGCGCGCTGGAAGCGCACGGGGACTACGGAAGATCCTTTGCCGAGGCTGCGAGCGACGTGTTCCGTGAGGGATTGCGACTTACCAGCTCACGCTCAGGGATTTTGCCCGCGCCACTACTGGCGCGTCCGGCAGTACGGAAGTGTCGAACAACCGCCCGCTCGTCAGCGTCACGGCACCAAGGCCATGTACCTCAGCGGTTGCCGCTGCATCGGCTGCGTGATGCGCATGACCGAAGCGCGATCGAACGGCAAGCTCCAGCATCAGTACAAGATGTCGCCAGTCCAGTACGCGGAGATGTTCCTCGCACAGAACGGCGGTTGCGCCATATGTGGAGCACCACCCGATCGTGGTCGGTTAGAAGTCGACCACGATCATTCTTGTTGCCCTGGCACGCGTTCCTGCGGCGAATGCGTGCGCGGGTTGCTGTGTCGACTGTGCAATCGGATGCTCGGTATGGCCCGCGACGACCGCACGGTTCTTGCGAACGCTCAGAAATACTTGGAGCGGCATGAAGGACATACAGGAAATCCACAATCTCTATCTGGAAAGGCGCAAAAGACGAACGCCGCTCAACGAGCAGTCGATGATGGTGAAGAAGTCGTACTACGGGGAGATCGTCCTAGCGACCCCGCAGTTGGACCGGTCGGATAAGCCTTTCGTCGCGAACCTTCTCTACAGCGGTGGGGAGCAGCGGGCGATGCGTGTCGCTTCCACGATGCCCGACATCCAATACCCGTCACTCCGTCCTGGCATCAAACTTCAGGATGAGGCTGCACGGAAACGTCGTCTGATCAACCTCGCTTGGTGGGACGACGACCAGATGCGCATCAAACTCCGCAAACGCGCGAGACACATGGTGTTCTATGCGTCGACTCCGGTGATTCTCGCACCGAACTTCAAGGACGGTCGTCCGACGTGGGCTCCTCGGGATCCGTTGCAGACATTCGCGCCTGTGATGGATGTGGGGGAGATGTCGCCGCCGGATGTGATCTTCACCTACGACAAGTCGTTGTCGTGGTTGATGAAGATGTACCCGGATCAGATCCGCAAGTTGAACCGGCATCCTGAGGGTGGCAGTCAGACGTACGTGCTGTTGCAGTATGTCGATGACACCGAGTACGTGACGTGCGTGTTGGGAGAGAAGTATGAACCCACCTCCGGAGCCAGTTCGGTCTACGACATGCGACCCCCGCCTGGGTCGCCTGATGGCGAGATTGTTGAGCTTGACCGAGTACCAAACCGCATCGGACGTTGCCCTGCTGTTATCGCTGAACGCATCGGTCTCGAACATCCCAGGGGAGAGTTCGACGGGGTAATCGGTCTGTACCAAGCACAAGCGCAGATGATGGCCCTCATGGTGTTGGGGATGCAGCGTGCGGTGTGGCCGGAACTGTGGATGCAAGACAACCCGAACTCTCCGGAGGGGGCACAGATTGTCCGACATGCAGATCCCTTGCACGGAATCATGGGGCACATCACCGGGGGCAGTATCCAGGCGATCCACCCTATTCCTGAAGCCTTTGCGGGAAACATCGTGGATCAGCTTGAACGCGCCATTCGCATCGAGGCTGGCGTACCTGCCGAGTTGGGTGGCGAATCGACCTCCAATGTTCGTACGGGAAAGCGGGGCGACGCAATCCTTTCTGCTGTTCTGGACTTTCCGATCCAAGAGGAACAAGAGCTCCTAGAGGTTGCGATGCGGGAAGAGAACCGTATTGCGATCGAGATCGACAAGGCATACTTCCCGACCAAGAAGTCGATCTACTTGAGTGCGACGGCGGGGATGATCGACTACGAAGCCGACCAACTCTGGTCCGGAGTCCAGAACTTGTGGGTGAAGTTCGCCCACGCAGGTGTGGACGCGCAAGGTCTCCCGGTGGAGATCGGTCAACGAGTCGGCATGGGCACGTTGAGTAAGCGGTCTGCGATGGAGATCGACCCGCTCATCGAAGACCCGGAACTTGAGTTCGACCGCATGTACACCGAACAGATGCGCACCGGACTCCTCGGAAGTCTGACGGCGATGGCGCAAGATCCGAACAATGCGCCGATGATCGCAGACGTACTAATCAAAGTCCGCAACAGTGAGACTGAGATCGAAGACGCGGTGAAGTTCGTGCATGAGCAGATGCAGCAGCAGCAGGCCGAACAGGCCCAAGCCGCGCAAGCTCAGCAACCTCCCGGCGCGGAAGCGCAGCCGGGGATGGGTCAGCCGGGTGCGGCGATCCAACCGCCTCCCGCATCGTCACAGAACCTCACCGCCCTGTTGGGCGGGTTGCATCGTCAGTCGGTTGCAGGTCAGGTCGCTCCTGGTGGTGCGACTCCTGTAGGCGCGGGAGCGCCGGGTGGCTAGGGGCGGGAACCGCGCCGGCTCTCCCGGTAAGGCGTACCCGAACCGTACTGACATGCATCAGCCGGTGAAGGCTGCTCCGGGTGGGGAGTACGGTCAGGTGACGGCGTTGAAAGACGCACAGAAGGTGATCCCGTTGCCGACTGCGAACGTGGCACCACCCTCTACCCCTAGTCAGTCCGCCGGGGGTGGTGTCGCGCCTTCTTCTCCTGTGATTCCTGGGACGTTAGGGTTTGAGGATCCGACCAACCGTCCGAATGAACCCGTTACTGCTGGTCTTCCGGTAGGTCCTGGTCCGGGTCCTGAGGTGTTGGGTCAGCAGGGTGTGTCGTCTACGGATCCGGCGACAGTGTTGCGGTCGATTTATGCGAACGTCCCGCAGGCGCAGAACAATGATGTGCTCCGACTGATTGAGGCGATGGACAAGAGGGTCCAGTGAGTTTCGTCCCGCAGCCGTTCGAGGACCAGTACCTCCAAGACAACCGTGGTTCACTTCTCGCTAGAGCTCAAGCCGATCAGATCTACTCGCGGGGGAACTGGGCGCAGGTCGCGACGATCCTCTCCCAGTGGGGTGATGCGGCTCCGACGTTGCCTCCGGGGAACGCGGTCGCGTTTGCCCACGCGGGAGTGACTCCAGATTCGGCGCTCGGTCAGCAGATCATCAGCACGGTCGTCCCGCAACAAGCGGTCGCGACTCCCGCCGATCCGGTCGCGCACGGTGGGCATGGTGCGTACGGTGATCCGACGAACCTTGCGTTCAGTCAACCTCCGCCTGCGGTTCCGGCACAACATCAGGGTGGAGGGTTTTTCTCCCAAGCTCTCCATGATGTTGGTGGGGCGATCTCGTCTGGTGTGTCCGCGGTGCAGGGTGGCGTGCAGACCATCCAGCGGGATGTGACGCAGCCGATCAACCGTGCGATCGCAGGCGGCGAATCGGCCGCTACGGGGAATCAGGTCCCTGCCCAACAGGCCGAAGCGTCGTTCGCGATAGACCCGAAGGCCGCGACTCGCATCGCGGGTGCCGCAGCGAACACTGGTTTGCAGTTGATTCAAGCCGTCCCGAAACAAGAGGTAGCGGACATCGCCTACCTGCGCGGTCATCCCGAAGGCATGGACGTAAGTCTGCCGTGGGGTGGAACAATGCACATGGGTGGTGCCGGCCAGACGTTACGTGAGACGCCACAGCAGTTGCAGTTGTATCAGGCGTTGAAAGGAAACAGTCTCGGTCAGGGGATTCTCCCTGGCGGTCCTGCCGCCGCGTTAGCAACTGAGGCGCAGCAACGGGCAGCGAACATCAACGGTCATGCGCTCACGTTCGGTCGAGGGCTCGCGTCGGCGGTTGTTGCTCCCGGCAGTCGGCCATATTCGATCGTCAGTGGACTAACAGATTTTGCGGTCGCACAAGAGCTCGATCCGGCGGCTGCACTGTTGAAGGAATACAGCACGTCGAGTGAGTTGGGTCGGACGTTCACGGCAACTCCGGAAGAGGCGTTCACGAACACTGCTGACCATCTGATCTCGCATGCGAACACATCCGATCAGATGACTGCACTGCGTAGCTGGACTGGTGCTACCGCGGACGCCCAACCGGATCTACGGCAGGCGATCGTGGACCGTCTGCATGTGAGTCCTGACCTGTCAGATCTGACGTTGGGTGAGAACCGGATCACGACCCCTAGCGCAGTGTTGAAGTCGATGGGAATGAACTCGCTCGGTGCGCGGACGTTCATGCGCCGTCAGGTCGACCAGCCTCACGCACTGTCGTGGTTGAACTCGAACGCGGGGGAGAACTTCGCGCAGAAGATCGCGGACACTCCATCGTTTACGGATGTGTGGCATGCGACGAACAAGCAGGTGCCAGTCAATCTGGTGTCTGCGATGGCGCGTGCGACCACGCCGGAAGATGTGAAGTTCATGCTCGCCGGAGAACTCGGCACGACGGTCGACAAGACTCCAGGGTTCGGGTGGTTGCGTCCGTTGGAAGATGTACGGATGTTGCACTCACTCCCAGACGCGATCGACCTCACCGACAGAAGCCAAGCGGTAGAACAGGTTGAGCGGACGTTGATCGCCGCGAACGTCCCGCGAGCGAAATGGGATGCTGCGCTTCAGCCGGTCGCAGACGCGGTGGACTCGGTGGATCTTGAGAATGCGTTGACGGGGAAGGTCGCACCGATCGTCGCTGACCATCTCGTCAACAAGTACGGCGTCAGTCAGACACACGCGACCCAGTTGACACGGTTCTTTGATACGCAAGCGAAGACCGACCGGATGTTCGCGATCGACCAAGTAGGAGACGCACCGCACCTTCCGGGTGTGACGTTGGATGGTGAGTCGGTTCCGATCGTCGGACCACACCAGACGAACGAACTCCTGAACCGTGTCGTCCCCAACTTGGACGGAAGAGATCTGACGCAGGCGACAACACGGTGGCGTGCCGCGCTGCATATCTGGGACAACCAAGGACGTGTCGGTGGCGGACTGGAGGGGTTCTCCCATTTCCTCGACTTCATCACGCACACTTGGAAAGCCTCCGTCCTCCTGGCCCCACGGATTGTTACCCGTTATCTCGCGGACGAGCAGTTGGGGTTGGCTGCCGATGGACTCGATTCGATATTCAATCATCCGATCCGGTACCTCGCTGCGGTAATCGCGAAGGACCATCACATCCCGTTCAGTGAGAACGGCACGTTCCATTTCCCTGGCACCGGAACTCTGCGGCAGACGGATCTCCAAGGTCAGGACTGGCTTGACCAAGTACACGACAACTCGTCTGCGATCTCGGAGGCGATGGGTCAGCACATCACCCTCTCGAACGACCCGCCCGGCAAGATCCTCCTGAAGCATTACACGGCGTATCCGAAAGACTCCCCTATGTACCGCGATTCGTGGGCGGGGGAGATCTCACAGTTGGCGACGAACCCGGTCACACGGGAACTGGCGCGTGCCGTCCGCGATCCGAACAACTACGCCCCTGCGGGTATGCGAGCAGAGGAAGCGGCTCGCGAAGTGACCGATGCAACGGCTTACGCCCGCGTAGCCGAAGGCGATCTGCGATTGTTCCGTGGAGAGAATCCGAACGAGCCACTCGGTGGTGGCGCAACTCAAGGTCAGAACTGGACACACAGTTACGACTTCGCAAAACGATTCGCTGGTCCGGATGGCAAGGTGTTGGCGCAGGACGTTCCTCTCGATGAGGCATACAAGTGGGGGATTCCAGAAGAGAAGATGGGGGTCGAACACACCGTCGCGGAGATGAAAGCGACCCAGGTCGGAGCGCACGTTGGTGATAACCCGCCGATCCATTCGTATGCGGTGCGACCGCCGAGCGAAGAGGCTCCCCACGGTCTGGATGCGGTGAAACAAGCATTCTGGGACGGCTCACTCCAGAACGAACGGAAGACACTTGCCCGCGCGAACCTTGAATGGGGGAGCGCGAACTTGGCGAACGATCGGGCTTGGTCGGATGCGTATGTCGAGTCCGAGATGCAACGACTGATGACCAAGACTTCCGGTGCGGCAGAAGGCAAAGCCGCCCATCCGTCTTTGATCGACTCGGTAGCGGACGGCACCCCGTTCCGAACGCCAGGGAAGATCGACGCCGGCTTCAAACGATCACTCGACAAGCTCCAGGCTGACTACGGCCCGGACTGGGTGAAAGGTCGTGTCGCCGCCCCCGCCGGACGTGTCGCAGGATGGGATCGTACGGTCGAGAAAATGTTCTCGTCGTTGATGGGAACACCGACCACGACACTCACTCGCAGTCCGGCGTTCCGGCAGGCGTACTTCAACAAGGCTCAAGACCTTCTCCCGTTCATGCGCGAAGACGCCCAGACAGCAGCACTCGACAACGCCTCCAAAGCCGGTGTCGCATTGAAAGCGGTCGGTACGTCCGGTGATCTTGCGTTGAGTGACGCTGATGCGATCTTGAAAGCGCACGCGCTCGCTCAGGTCAAGAAACTGATCTACTACCCCGGCGAACGGATCGGTGTCACCGACCGGTTACGGAACGTGATGCCGTTCGCTGATGCGTGGCGTCGGGTCCTCGCCCGCTGGGGATCACTCGCACAACAGAACCCGTCGATCATCCGACGCGCCCAGCAAGGTGTGACTGAGCTCCAATCGTCAGGAGTGTTCCATCCGGATCCCAGTCAGGGTGGGAAGGAAGTGTTCACGATCGTCCCCGGCGGGATTATGAAAGCGTTGGGTGGGGCACCGTTCCCGATGGTCGGGGATGTGTCCGGTCTGAACATTGCTTCGCAAGGGTTGCCGGGTATCGGGCCGGCCGTCCAACTAGGTACTGCTCCACTGTTCGCGGCAGTGCATTCCACGGCGATCTCTGGATTGCGAGACAAGCTGTTCCCGTACGGCCTCCCCGACACGGGCGGCGGGATCGTGGAAACGATGTTCCCAGGTTGGATGGACAAGCTCCGTTCTGCCGGTTTGCTTGCTCATGTCCCGTTCGTTGGGGAGCAGCCTTCGGCGCAGGAACAGATGACGGTCGCGAACTTGGCGAAGAACATCTTTTCGTACAACGCATCATCCGGGTCGGTGAATATGCACAACCTTGACTCGGTGGCCGCGGGTTGGAAGCAGGCGACCCATGAGGCGACTGTCATGTATGGATGGATGGGACTCGCCCAGTTTGTTACCCCGTCCGCTCCTCATTTGGATCCGACCGTCAAACTGAAAAACGGAAGTTCGATCGAGACGTACCTGTTGGCGCAGGATTATCAGAAGATGCTTCGAGCATC